CCACCGGTATCCATAGCCTTACGGATAGTCTCTTGGAAATCGTATTCATGATGGCGCTCTGAGATCTTATGAATGGCTGTATCTCTATCTTCACAAGCCCACGCCACCGACAACCCAGCACGCCATAACTCATAGTTAACTGTCTCTTGCTCTGTTGCTATCTTATGTATCTGGGCGCACCCTTCGCCTTTGATAGTCTTTTTAATAATTATCTTGAACCATTTCTCCTCGTTGTTAGCAAGGGCTTTGGTCAATTCATTTAGTTCCTGTCTTGGTACATTAAACTCAGGCGGCGCAACAAGAACACCAAGTTGGGACTTGATTGTTTCGTACTCTATTTCATCTGATAAACAAATAATAGATACAGGTTTAGGTGGGTCATCCTTAAAGTTTAAAGTCTCAGGAACCCTAAGTATCGAGGCTAAGTCTGATGTACGAGATGGGTCAACATGAAAATCGTACTCTTCGCAAAGATACTTGATGCGCTCAGCAACGGGCTTCCACTCTTCAGCAGTGATAGTTCTACTGAGTCTCCAATAGATATGCAGCCCCCGCCCTGAGTTAACAACTGTCGGCCTAGGTAGTCCTGTTACCTTGCAAAAGTTTTTAAGGGCAGCAAGTCCTTCGGCTTGACTCGGATAATCTTTGCTCTCACCGCAATCAATGTCCAACCAAAAGGCTTTAATATATTTGGCGTTCGGTTGCGTGCGTGATTTGTTTGTCTCGTATTTGGAGCACGCAAAGTATGCGTTGTACTCGTCTTGCATTAAGCCAGCAATTGCTTGCTCACATTCATCCAATGTTTCATGGAATGTCTGCTTCGGCTTACTTCCTGTCTTTAGCCCAACAATGCAATACCATCCTTCAGATGGAAGCACCGCCGACAGTAAATCTGTAGTTGCCATTTGCCGCCCTTGCGCCGCAGAAAAGAAAGGGCATCAGGGGGTTGCGGCGATTAACCCCTTTTCGTTCCGTCGAACTAGATGCCCGTGTTACTAAACGCTAAACTTAGCCTTTGCCAAAACTTCTTCAATCCTTGCAATTTGTTTCTGTCTTGGTATTTCTAAACCTTTGAACCATTTGTAGATGGTCATTCGGCTTACCCCAAAATAACTAGAAACATCAGACACAGGGATTTCTCTAGCAATACACATTCGCCCCAGCATTACGCCGGGGTTCTCTGTGCTGGCTTCTGTGTTCGCCTTAATAATTCGGGAACTGTAACCACGACTGTCCGTCATTACTCGTCATCCGTAGCCCAGTTGCCCATAATCTCAGCGAGATCTTTTTTCTCAGTCGGCGCCTCCGCAGCCTTCTTAGAAACTTTTTTGGTTGGCTCAGGAACCTCTGCTTCGGCTTCTGCTTTTACTTCGGCTTTGTTCACACTAGATGCTACCGGGGCGGCAATTGCTTTCGGTTTTGCATCTGATTGTGAGGCAGTCATTACTACGGCTTGTTTTGCATCCAAGGTTGCGCCTTGCTGTTTTGCTACTTCCCACTGTTCCTTGGAGAGGAAACCAATAGGCTTGAAGGTCAACTTGGGATTGTCGCTGTCCGAGTCAAATTTCATTTCGGTGACAATCATATTGATGTTGTATCCCTGTGAAGCAACGTACTTGGCATACTGCTCAAACGGCATCTTGTCGAGGTCGCCTTTGCCAAAGTAAGACTTTGATGGGAGTAACAATTGGTAGACACTACCTTTAATGTCGTCGGCTAATACAACTGCCAAGCGTTTTTCGTACCGGCATGCACGCGAATCGCCATTGCCTGAACCTTTAATGTTCTGTGGGCAGTTATCGCAGTTCGAGCCTTGTGGGCTTTCTACACTTGCATCAGGAATGATGCCGTCATTAGACCAGCAATCAGGAGGTGCTGCCTCACCGGCTACATATTTACCAGCATAAAACTTACGGGCAACATGCTTGGTTCCGTTAACTACTACAACATTCATAGAACGGCTTTCGTTCTTAGCAATCTCCTCGCCACCCACCATCATACGAAATACAGAACCACGAATGGATATGCGCTTGCTACCACCGCCGCCACCTAGCGAACGGGTTAACTCATCTACACCGGCTTCTTTAATGTAGTCGGGTACTGCTTGTTGAAACAAACTAATTTCGTTACTCATTTATTTTCTCCTAATGGTAATTGCATACTCTTTTTCAACCTGAAGTCCGGCGGGATGCGTGTCCGGATTTTCCTCTAAAAACTGTTTCATATTTGATTGGTGTATACGACGTTCCAACAACTCCATTGCTTCGTTCTCCTTCATAAACGTATGGAAACTTTCCCAGTCGTTAGTCCAATACCGACTTTTAATAGTGCGGTAAGCAGTACCAAATGGTGTGCGAAAACTGTCAACCCCGGCTTCTTTGCAAATATCAAGCAACTCGGCATTGATAACCTTCATCTGGCTTTCAATGTTTTCAATCTGTACTTCCATATCACGCTTAAGACGGTCTCGCTCATCACGCATTTTGATGTAAACGGCGACGAGTTTATCTACGGAAATATCCACATTTTTATCCTCTTGGTTATGCACTCGGATCTATGTCCGATGTTTAATACTAATGGTAAAACTGTACTGTGTCAAGAACTAATTTCATTTTTGTACAAATCAACTAACTGAGTGTGGACATTAAGTTTGTTCTGTAGCATCCCGTATAACTTTGTCTCTACTGGGCTTCCTGTAATGTGCACAACAGTCATTGGGTTCTTTTGCCCCTGTCTATGTATGCGAGCATTTGCTTGCAAGTATGTTTCAATAGAAGTAACGGGGGCATACCAAATAATCACGTTAGCAGCCGTCAATGTTACACCATGTGCGGCAGCTTGTGGCTGAATAATTAAAACTTTTGGATCAGGGTTTTCCTGAAAGCGCTTGATAATATCTGTTCGTTTGTTAACAGGAATTTGTCCGTTAATTATTTCTGATGTAATCCCATGCTTCGATAGGTATTCGCTAAGAAGTGTAATTGTGTGGGTGAAGGGGACAAATACTAGAACCTTATGAGATGCCTCTTCAATAACTTCTTGCACCACGCTGAGACGGTTTGAGACATCAAACTCCATTGTGTTACCGGAGTCGGTGTAGACAGCACCACCTGAAATCTGTAGTAATTTAGTAAGGTTTGTAGCAGCATTGACTGAGGAGACTTCCTCACCTGCCGCAGACAACAACATATCTTTCTTAAGAATCTGATAGTACTTTTCCTGCTGGGCCGTAAGCGGTGCGTGCCGTGCGGTGTAAGTTATTTCAGGTAGATCAATACACTCTTCTTTGATAAACCGAATGGCAGGTTGCAGTGCAGCAAAAACTGTTTGCTGAGAGTTGTATTTGGGTATCCACTTAAACCGACTAATGTTAGTCATAACCATGTCTCGGAACGCCCCAAAGAACCGTGGAACAGCGTGTGGAACAACCATCTTAGCCAAGCCGTAGGCATCTGTAGGAGATTGTGCAGCGGGGGTTCCGGTCATCATCCAGACCCATGTAGTCGGCTTAATTAGTTTTTGTAGCGTCTTCCAACGCTTGGTGTTCACATTCTTGTAGGCATTGGCCTCATCCACAATAATTAGATCAAATGTGCCATCCTCAAGAATGGTGTCGGCTATGGTCTCTACGCCATCGTAGTTAACGATAACAAACTCGGCATTACTATTGACAAGGGATTTGCGCTTTTCCCTAGCCCCATGCGCAACAGCCACTGTGCGGTGTAGGGCGCACTTAAACAGATCTGACTGCCAAGATGCTTGCATAATTGACAGGGTACAGATGACTAGCACCCGATTGACCAGCCTTTGCTCTATTAAATAGTCTGCCGCCCATATAGCCGCCGCAGTCTTACCTGTACCTTGTTCGTTAAAACAGAACGCTCGTTTATGTAGGGTGAGGAATGAAGCCGTATCTTTTTGGTGAGCCATCGGGGGATAAGCCCCGGGCCATTTGTAGTCCCGTATTATCGGGGACGGTACATTCTTAAGGTTTAGTGTGCGCAGTGTTTGGGCTTCATGCAACCCCCAATTTACTCCTACTTCGCTAACTTCTCCATTCTTTTGGACAACTTTGCTTTTTTTAATTGTCTCTGTAATTCGGCTAGGAAACTTAGTCCGAACCACTAGCACTTGGTTATTAATTATTTCCATACTTTTAAAGGTATTCTTTCTTTCTTAGATCCAGTTGATACAACGTAATTTAACCGGGAGTCATTAAATCCATTAGGAGGTTCCCAAAATACATCGCCACGCATCATTAGATACCAGTTGTTGTAGTTGTATGTTGGGTTAAATCCTGTCCTATAAATAATAGTGCCGACATTCATACGACCGCCAAAAATGTTTAAGGCTGATACTGATCTTATTGTATGTCCACCTAAGCAAGCGGCACTGGCACTGCCGGGAAAATATACAGGCCCTAAGAATACAGGCATCTTTAAATCTTTAGCGTATCCAACTGCCTGTTCAAAATGGTCTGCAAATGTTGTGGCAGCAGTGCGCATGCTCATATCTTTTTTGCATTCAACGCCAAAGAATATGTGCCCACCGTTGTGCGGAGCCTTTACTAAAAAATCAATTACATTGCCACTCTTGGTTTTCCACTGCTCTCGGTATTGCCATCTGCTTTGATAAAAGAATTTTCGCAGTTCTTCTACGTAGTAATCTTCATTTCTTTGGGGTGTTCTTTTTAACGGTGTGGTCTGAGTTTCTAGAAAATGATCGGTTAGCCGAAGCTGATTTAAGTCGAAGGTTGGACTTGGCGTTAGTGCCTCCTTTTGATAGGGGCTTGACGTGGTCAATATCTTTTCCCTCTCTAGCGTCGGCCTTGCCATTTCCGTTCTTA